TTTATGAATTTGAAGAAGAAGGTAGTGAAGAAATTCCCTGTCATCCCCAGTAATTTATATTAATAAGCCTTAAGTAATTATATTTTTTTTATTTTTAAAATTGATATAAAATTATAAATGTATTTTTAATTATAAGACTTAAGAAATGACTACATTCGGATTTATGGGAAACAGCTCTGGTGACACACCAATAGCAGGTGGTGGTTCATTACTTGGAAATAGTAATAGTTTGTTAGACGATTCTTCTAACTCAAGTGCAGTATCAATAAAAACACCAATGCCTACTGAACTTTTCAAAATAGTAAAAGATGAATTATCAAGTATATTTGCTAAAATTTCAAATGATTTTAAAATTCCACAGGAACAACTTATCAGTAGATATAATGAAGATATCTCAAAAATGGGTATCAAACTAGGTATGAAAAGGAGAAATAGACGTAGTCTTCCAAAAGACCTTCAATGTATGGGAAGAAAGATTGATGGGGGACAATGCACACGTAGTAGGAGAAATGGTGAAGAATTTTGTCTTAGTCACTTGAAACGATTACCACATGGTCGTATTGATGACCCTAATTTTGTAAATAAAGAAAAAGGTAAGCGCGGCAGAAAAAAGAAGGAAATTAATTATAATGATGAAGAATATCTATGTGTTCATTTGGAACTTATTAAAGGAAAACAATACCTAATTGATGAAAATGATAATGTATTTAGTTATAATCTAGAATCACCAGTTTTTCTAGGGAAAAAAGGTGATATGGAGAATTGTGAATAATAATAAAATTGATTATAAATAATTTTTGTTTTTAAAAATAAAAAAACATAAAAAATTACTCATGGACTTTGATATAAATGATAAGTTACTAGAAGATATAAAGTCTATCGTAAAATACCAAAATAAACTTTTAATTTCAGCTATTGCAGAAGGTGAGAAATGGAATATTGAAGCTATACGAGACTTAATTAATTAATAATTAATTAATAATTTATAAATCAACCGAGTTTTTGAGTATATATTGGTAATCGGCATATGTTAGAGAAACCCTACTTTTGTTTTTCATTTTTTCAGGTTTAGTAAAATGATTTTTGTTTTCGTTTTCATAGTATTTAGGATATGGAACATCAAATAGTTTAAAGAACGCTTCCTCTACATTACAATTACACGAGTAATCATTTCCATCACAATCACTACAATTACAGTTGTATTTTTGACGCAAGAATCGGACTTGTTCTGTTTCTGGTTCATTCTGTAGATATTCTGGAAATAGTGAAATCATATGATTAATAAGTGTTGGACGAGGAATACTACTCATACCTTTTCTCTCTTCAGTTTCTAAAACCGGAATTTCATAGGTTCCACCCAAATATTCTACACTTTTTCTGCGATATTGAGATTGATTTGGTGTTGGTGATAATACATCCGCTGTAGCATAATAGGTGTTAATGCACATTTTGGAATCACTAGTCATAGTATTAGTCTTAGTCTCAGTATCAGTCTAGTCTTATTATTCTAAGAAAACAAAAAATAAGTTACTCAATTTTATTTGTCTTTTTTTGTCTATTTGTCTAAATTTCTAGTAACAATAGCCATATTCAAATGTATAATTAATATCAAGCGACTGAAACCTTTCAAGAACTACTTCCTCGACGAAGGTTTTGAATTCGCGGTTGTAATGCGAGAGAATTTGTGCGACATTCTCTGGTTGCTTTGAAATGAACTCTTCAGAGTAAATCTTTGGAGATATCTTGACACTGGAAACGTCATTCAGTTGGAGAAACTGCTTCAAGTTGCAGTCTTTGGTACTGCATATCTTTGTCTCTTCGTCATCCCACATCACTTTAACATTGAGATTGTTGCTTCTAGTGGAAATGTAAATGCTACTGTTTTTACTGATGAATCCCTCTGAAATTCTTTGCGTTGTCTCTCCCTTGCGCTTAGACCGAGGAATTTTAACATTTTCAGGAAGGTCAGTATATTCTACTGCAAGCATCTTATTGTTAATCATATTTTTAAAACTACAAATTGGCATCAAATATTCGTACTCGGTTCCACATTGGATAAATCCTCTTGGAATAGGATGTGTATTGTCACAACCAGTCATTGCAAAATGACCAACTGTTTCAATTGGTAGAATCTCACCTGAAAATGCACAAACACCCATCCGCATTGAACTAAAATATGATCCTGCCACTATCTGTCTAAATCTTTCTTCTGCCGCTATCATGTCCATCTTAGTAATATTCTTTTCATCTGGAGTAGTGGTCTCTGGTTTTGTGTCGTTAATTGAAATCAATTGCATTCTTTTTTCTCTTCTAGTTTGTCGAGGTAGAAGTATTAACTAGTAAATTTCTGTTTTTCAACATTCAATTTTATTTCTCGTATATTACTAATAGACTATGAATGCTTATATTTTTCCATTAATTATGTCAAGTGTTACATTTGGAATAGTTCCTATATTAGACTCTAAGGGACTATCAACTGCACTAGACACATTCACTGATGAAAGATATTATTATGCTTCTAGAATTCTTGCTAGTGGTATATTATTAACGATATCATCTATACTTTTTGCATTTTTCTTAGGATTTAAAAAAGGATTAAAGAAAAAAATAGAAACGAAGACTTTTATGTATTTAATTGCAACTGCTCTTATAAATGCTATAGGTTTCTTTTATTATATGGATGCAATTTATAAAAGTCCCGCAATTAATATTAATGTTATTATAGGAACTGGTTTAACATTATTTACATCAATTTTACTAGCATACTTATTTCTTAATCAACCAATAAATTTGAAAATGAAATTGTCATTAACATTAGTTGTTATCGGAGTTTTATTGACTCTTTATTTTTCAAATTAATGTTTTTTTACTTAAAGATGTTTGTATTTTTTTAGTATATGTCTATTAAAACATTAGCAGCAGACTCAGAAGTATTAAAAAAAAATCTTCTTTATAATAGTCTTACTAAATTTTACAACAGTATAGCAAAAGAAGATATGGATTTATTTTTAGATATTATATCTGGAAAATCAAAAATTTCACTAAGAATAATTGATTGGTTCGTCACTAATTATAGTAAAAAGAAGAACATTGTTTATTACATTAATAATGATGGTGAATCAAAAGTAGGTTCTAAGGGTAAAAATGGTTCATTAAAAAAAAAGAGATTTTCGCCAAAGAGTAGATTTCAGGAAAATGCACCAGAAAGAGTAAATAGTTCAACTACGCAATTTTTTGTATATTTAAAATACCGCGCACAATTAACTTCCTATCATAAAATTAAATTTGACCCTTTTTGTAGAAATGATAGAATAGTAAATTGGGGACCAAATGGTGATATAACAACTACACTTGCACAACTTAATTTTTTTAAATGGGCAATAGAAAATAGAGTATTGGAATATATTCAAAATCATTTGAAAGAAATAGAAGTTGATATGAACACCAATATTAGACCTAATAAAGACAAAGATAAGACTAAAACAAAAACTAAAAAGAAAAAAAATGTTGTTTCTGGGGGGCACCTAATTGGAGATGAAAAGAGTGATTCTGAAGAAACTGGGTCTAGTAGTAGTAGTGCGACTAACAGTAAAAGAAAGAGACGAGAATTATCAAATAATGCAACTAAAACTATAAACAAACATACATTTAATATAACACTAGACTTTGACTAAAAGTGACTAAGAGTGAAACTACAACATAAGAAAGGGGATTAATCCAAGAAGACTATTACCAAAATTTATGATATAATCCATACACAATTCATAGTCCTCCATTTTCTTTCTAATTTGCGATTTAATATGTGCTAAATCTTTACTTATAAACAAACGCAGGTTTTCAATAAAAGCGTTAAAAATATATGTTATGAGTTCCAATGTTTTTGTTTTACCCTGTGCTAACCATCCTACATGACGACGTACAGATTTAATAGTTCCAAAAAAATCCGATATTCTTCCACCTATTTGTTCCTGCAATTTATTTGCGTATAATGCTATATCAACCTTTTTATTTTCTTCTCGTGTGTAAAATGCTACTTTAGTTTCTGTTTTAGACTCTTTATACTCTATTTCTGGAACTTTCTGCGATTTATTGATATTAGTATCAGTTTTAGAACCAGAATAAATTTTATCAAAGATTGTATTAATATTTGATTCATCTGTTATAAGATTACACGTATCTGCCCCAATGAGAGTATTTGCCTCACAACTAGTTCCTATCATTGATAGGACTTCGGGTTTATAATATTTAACCATTTCCAAAATATCACTACATCTATCTCCACATTCATAACCTGTAGTATAGGCTGCTTCTTCTATTCTATTAGTGATAAGTTCAGTGCCCAATTTAATATCTTCAAATGTTTGATTAGTTGCATGAAATATGTTATCAACATTGCTACACATCCACCCAGACATTCCTCCATTAAATATTGTTTTTGCTCCCATTCCATATAATCCTAGTTTTCCTAGGAAAGACATTGAGAATAGTGTATTTGTGAACATAATCCGTAATCGTGTGATTGATTTATTTAGGATATAATCGATTACTGGATAATCAATTTTATTTCTCTGATTATACTAGATTAAGCGATGTCTTCATCAAGGATAACAACTAGTGTATCAAATATTTACACCGATTTAGATAAATTAAACATTCCTACTTTTTTAAAATATTTATTAAAAATAATAAAAAATTCATTCTTAAGTGTATTCCAGTTTTTTACACCTTGGGCAATTGTTTTAGCTGCATTATTTTATGCTGGTAATTTTCAATATTATCAAAACTCATTGCTATTAGTATCTGCAATTGTAAGTTTATATGGAATTATGATTATTTACTATTATCCTAGAAAGTTAGTGATTCCTTACTTTGATATAAATGTAAGTAATGACCAAGATAAGAAGAATTTTGGTGCCTTGTTTGATTTAGTATTTCATCAAGTTCCATTAATATTAATTTTACTTAAATATAATCGTAGAGTTAAGGGAGACAATTTATTACTTGGATTAATATTCTCTGCCTTGTATATTATTATTAATAATCCAAATAAAGTATATCAATTTAAATGTGAAAACTGTGGCGATAATAGAAAGACCGATATTGAAAGATGTTTTGTATCGTGTTTTGTTTTAAACCTTTCTGTCATCCTACTTACTTTAAGTATATTAGTAATTCTCATCTTAGAATTACAGAAGACTTATAAAAATTGATTTAAAAATAAAAATTATATATATTTGTAATTATGTCATCACAGAAAAGTGATAGTGATAGTATTATAGAAAGCACTAAATCAAACAAATTTAAAGAGAAGGAACCTAAAACGCTTCGAGGTAAAAATATTTTAGTGTCTGAAATTAAAAGTATTATTCACGACCTCTATACTCATTGGGAAATTGAAGGTTATGAAATGAATCTAGATACAAATTTTGATGAATTTTGTAATACTGTAATTGTTGTCTATAGTGCTTTTCTTGGTAATAAACGTGTTAAAAAGCGCGATGCTCCAGAATTGTTGGAAGTAATTGAATCTGAAGTTATTAATAGAATTCAGAATATTGAAGAAACAAAGAACGAAGAATTTATTCAGAAGAATATACAGATTATTGATTTTTTAAATACGATTGAAACACCAGCACAGAGAAGTGAAGGTTGGTATGCTTTCCGAAGAGATCGAATTACTGCTAGTGATTTTGCTATTGCTCTTGATAAAAATCCATATTCAAAGAAGCGTGATTTAATTCTTTCAAAATGTGGTCACGGAAAACCATTCAATCCTGGTGCAGCAATCTTACATGGTGTTAAATATGAAGACGTTGCAGTTAATATTTATGAAAATAGAAATAGGGTTAAAATAGCAGAATATGGTTGTATTCCACATCCTCAGCATAATTTTATTGGTGCTTCTCCTGATGGTATTTGTGCTATTGAAAGTGAGAATCGTCAATATATTGGACGTATGTTAGAAATTAAGTGTCCAAAAAGTAGGGCACTAAATGGACAAGTTCCCGAATATTATTTCTGTCAGGTTCAAGGACAGTTGGAAGTATGTGATTTAGAGGAATGTGATTTCTTAGAATGCAAAATTTTGGAATACAATAATGTTCAAGAATTCATTGAAGATTCTAAAGAGTTTAACAATACAGTTATTGCTAGTGAAAATGAAGTTGATGACTATTTGGTTCGTGATGTTTTTCAAAGGAAAAATGGTA